AATATAGTTACTTGATGAGTCAGTCAGTAATCTAACCTTCATCTCGGAAGTATTACCTCTAATCGTTTCACCTAATGTAAATGTGCCTGAGACCGAGTTATAAAGTATTTTCTGTACATCTGTTTGCACTTCAACAATGACACCAGTAGCTCCTGATGTTAGTCCTGTAACAGTTTCTCCAATATTGAATATGCCAGTTGCTGTATCATATGTTAATATAGACTCTTCTAATAGTAATTCACCAACTTCATTTTCTAAAGTAATTCTAAACTCACCTGTTTGTGTTCCTGTCTCTGGTAAGAAACCGCCATTGACGATAGACACTTCACCAGCAAGAGCAGTACCGTTTGTGTTTGTATTGTTTATTACAAACTTATCACCTATTTCATAACCACTACCTGCATCATCTACAATAATATTTTCTATTGTGCCTGCAGTAACATTCGTGATAGAAGCAGAAGCATCATTACCAGTATCTGATGTAACATTAACAACATCTGATGTTGAGAAATATTGACTTGTCTGATAATTGGATGCTGTAGTTGATGCTGAACCAACTATTGGTGTTGTCTTAGCACTTATTGTTAAATTAGAATCTGTATTATCTGGACCTGAAACTGTATGACCACCAACAAATGTACCATCTACACTTCCTGGATTTAGAATAAACTCTGTTACTGTTTCGCCACTTAACTGATATTGAAAGGCACTATCAACAACAGCAGTCGCTTTGTTGATGACCGAAAAGCCTTTACCGAAATATGCACCACCAGATAAAATACTAAAGTCAATAACAGCGTTTTGTGTTATCGTCTGACCAACTAAACGAATCAGGTCATCAGTACCAGAAATAGTATCTTCTAAAAGTATTTGTGACCCATCTTCCATCAATGTGTAGATTTCACCAGTAGAGTCTGACGAATCTTCCATACGAATAGTTGAGTTGGTTGCATAAACTCGGAGAATAGTATCGTCTGACCAGTTGCCGTCTGATACTCTAAGCATATCCTTCGTGGGATAATACAGGTCGGCTTCTTCGTTTAGCAGTATTCTAAAGAATAACTGATGACCTTTCTTTGTACCTTTAGCACGATAAAGGTCTTTGATGTTCTTTAAAAGTTTTCTCTTATCTAATCCAGTTGCTAAAGCATCTGGGATAGTTCGCATAAACGCTTCTTTGAATTCTGTAAAGAAGGCATCTATCGTTTCATCTACATCCACATAGTCCAGAAGTTGCATAATATTCTGAACTGGGTTAGCAGTATAACTTACAATGTATGCTGATGCCTGAGATGTTTGTCCAACAATCTGTTCACCTAGTTGGAACTTATTTTGTGCAGAGATAAACAAACGCTGACCGACATTGATGTCCTCTGTTCTGACTGTGGCAGTTGCCTTTGATGTCTGACCAGTAATCGTTTCACCATTTACAAATGCACCGTTGGTAGTATCTTCCAATAAGATATTATTTGATTGACCTGTACGATATCGGTTTGTATCTTCTAATACAATGAAAGTTGTGGAACCTTCTTCATATAGAATAGACTCTACAGACCCAAAGTCTTTTAGTTTTAGTTCTGCAGATTCCAAAAACTCATAATAAGCTTTTAGAAATGCAAGAAAGTCAGGATGGTCAGCCTGAATAAAATCAGGTTGCTGTTCCTTAACCTGTGTAGAGACTTTACTGTAGATTGTTGCCATTAGTTATAAGAACTGGATGTACTGTATTGAGTTCCACCATCTGATGTACCAGCAGCAATACTATCTGCTGTACCTGTGACTGATAGATTAGTTGTATCAATCTCAAGTACTTGGTTTCTTACAGGAACTATATCGTTAGAATCTGGTTGTACTGTAATACGAATCTGAGTTTGTATTGCACCATCATAGTTTTCAACCGATGCGATATTTTCAGCAGACAAAACAATCTTACCTGCAATATAATCTATCGTGCCAACTGAAGCAGTTTTATATACTTTAGTTGTTCCAGAAACATAGTAGGTGTTTATGTTACCCGAACCATCATCCTCATAGAAATAAACATTAGTGTCGCCTGTGTATTTGAACCCTGAGGATGAAACAACACCACCAGCAGCAGTCCCTGTAGTTGATGCGGCGTGACCACTATGAGGATTATAAATGGGATTCTCAAAACTGATTGTGTATTGAGTATCACTTCCTTTAGTAGGCAAAAATGTTTTACTAATCTTTATGGTTGTGATGTTAGATAAAATAGATGTATCAACATCATCAATCATTGTGGTAAACTTTGAATATCTAAAAATAGCTTCGTGTTTCTCCAAGTTATCATCTGAGAATGATGCAATGGCAGTAGTAATAAGTGCTGCCAAATCTTCTTTACTCTTAGCAGTAATAGTATTGTTAAACTTGAAGTTGACTGTTGGAACAATCTTAGTTGTTTCAGGATCAAGAATAACAGGAGTTACAGAAGCGATATTGTAATCTTCTAATGATGTTACAATGGAAGTCTTCGTTGATTCTGTTAGTGTGTTCCCTGCCTTCGGTCTAATACTGATAAACACTTTACCATAAACTGCAGGGTCAGCATATTCACCACCCCATACAGATATTGATTCTACATTAGGATATATTGTAGGTACAATAGTAGCATAGTCTTTAGCAGTAACTGTTCTATTCTGTGCCGCATAACTAAATGGGGCATTGTATTTTATAGAATCTAATGTTTCAGCAACAGCACCACCAGCAGCTGATGTTATTGTTGTGGTTGTAATATCATTGAACCCTGAGATAGACGATGCGGCTGTAAATGATACAGCACCGTTTGCTTCTGTTCCATTAGTAACCACATATTTCAGAATAACAATATTACCATCTACTAATGCCTGACCAATAACTCCATCACCAAAATAAATCTCCCATTCACCATCTACAGTTTCTTGGCAAAAGAATGCCGTTGTAGTACTTGTGATATCAACTAGTGAGGTTGATTTAGAATAGTTTGTAGTTGTTGTATCAGATGCACTATTCTGTACCTGAACTTTGATTGTAGAAATATCAACACCATCATTCGGGATAACAAACTTCTGATCCACATTACTAAGGTCTACTGTAAATCGTGATGTAGTCCAAGTACCTTCATAAACTGGAATACCTGATGTTGAACCAAAAACATAAATGCCATTAGACGGTTGAATAATTCTTTCTACTGTATTTACAAACTGATACGATACCCCATTGATAGTTGTAGTGAAAGCATAACCTTCAGGCATTGTGATGTTAGGTGTACTCGCATCATTCACCTGCACTTTCACATAAGCAATAGGTGCTCTTTCTGAAACAGTAGTATAACCCAAAGCCTTAGCGTGAGAGGTTACTGAGTTTCTTTTCTGAGCAGTATCCAAAAACATTTCATTTGCCATCATATTGGCAAGAAACGCATTATAGTGTGTATTGTAAGCTAGTGTATCTAAAAGGATATTCAGGCCTGAGCCTTCAAAGTCATAATCAGTAAATTCTGTCTGACCCTTTAAATATGTTTTTAGATTAGACTTGATACCATCAAAGTCCAATTCGGTAATTTGCATTTTACCTTTGGTGTTTATTCCAGCAGCCATTATCGTATTCTCGTTAGCATCAACTCAACTTCTTCTACTTGTTGAGGAGCATTGTTGATTGTGAACTGTACTAAACAATTCAATTCGTTATTGTCCATTCTTTGTAATTCTGGATCATTAAAAGCAACATTAGTTACGGTAACTCTAGGTTCATACTTTCTTATAACAGATTGTATTCTATCTCGTAACGCCTCCATTACCGGAGGTGTAAAATTCTCAAATAGAGCACCTCTAACACCAGTACCAATTTCTGGATGAAATGGTTTTTCGCCAGGATTCAATAAGACAATATTTCGGACAGCACGTTTAATATCTTGAATATCAGTAACCGTAGACACATCGCTCGTAACTGGATTACGAGTAAAAAATAAATTGAGGTCCTTATAGATGTATGTACTTCTAGGACTATTGTTTACAGATTCTGCATCTGGATAAGCTGTATATTCTGTTGCTGGCATTTCTTATATTTATCTATTTCCCTTGACCTTTGTACTTCTTCCAAGTTCTTCTTTTGTGTTTATTCTTCGGTCGTGACCTAACAGAGTTACCAATAGATGTTCTTTTCTTAACTGGGTCCCTGTTTATTGCATATGGGTTCTGTTTTGCTTTTTTCATTTCTTCTTCTTCTTTTGTCCGTTGCTATGATGATGGTGATGATGGACATCTCTCACCTTATCTTCTTTCTTCCAGAAGATTTGTACTAAACCATAAATTCCTAAAATTGATAATACCAACTTAACT